TCAGGTAAATTGACATGTAGTATTAACGGTTTTGCAACGAGGGCATTTGATTTCTAAATAACCAACTATCCCCACTTTTGCCAATAATTTGTTACAAAATGTGCAACGGATTGCTTTAATTGACTGCATATATTTCTCCTAATCAAAAGATTTGTTACAATCCGCCAGCCTTGCGCAAGGTAGGCGACGTATGGCTATATGCAGGCTTATTCTGCGTAGCTGGTAACAACGAGTATTCCTAGTGCCGTTGTTATCGCCGTCTTTTCTTTACTGAATTAAACTTTGTGCAGGGTAAACTCTCCTTTTAACTTTTCTCTTTATTAAATATAGCCGCTAGTTGATTCGGACTAAACCGCCAACCATTTTCCCCACCGCAAATCGCATTAAAACACCATTCACTGCAAAAATATTTTGAGCGTTTTTGTTTGATGCCTAGTACGATACCTAACGCACCCCACCAGTCATATTTACAGCCCAAAGTGCGGTCAAAATAGGCTTTGATTTGTGCTTCGGTAACTCCCTCTAGCTCAATTAACTCCCATTTTTCTCTATCATAAACATCAATTTGCTTACAACGCACGCCACCGTCTCGAATTGAAGACGAATAACACTCGTACATCACTTCTGTTTCATAGTGATGCCCACTGAAAAATACTTCTTTCATTACTGCAATTTCACAATGCGAATACACGCCTTTTGTCAATTTACGAGTGAGCCAGTCACTCAAACGTGCCAAAAGTGCGTTCGGGTTTTTACCCGTTTTTTTACCTTTGTATAATGCGAGATAGATTTTAGTGCCTATCATTGTTGTGCCTCCGCTAGTTGTCGCATTTTTGAAACAATATCGTCATGAATGTTTTTCAGTTCTTCATCACTCAACGCCTCATGCTTTAACTCATACTTACGCATTCTTTGCACTGCTAATTGTTGTTGCAATGCACGTAATCTTTCTGCTTGCTGAAGAATCAAAAGTGACGCAGACTGATTATCAAGACCCGCAACCGTTGCAAAACTGCTAATATAAACGCTTACTTCTCCAGCAAAATTTGCTTCTTTAAAGGCAATAGCGGCAGCTTCTCGCTCCTTATACTCTTCGGCAAACCTTGTCCATCTAGAACTAATGTTCGCCGCTGTATCATCAATGCTATCAACTAGATTTTTAATGAGTTCACGCTTAATTTCAGTTTTCTTTTTTTTATCGACAATCCAGCTGTTTCCGTTCCATTTGTGAAATTCTGTTGGTTGTCTATCAACTAGAATGTATTGACTTTTAAAATCAATAAGTTGTTTAGTCTCAAGCTCTGATTCGTTTTCTACTTCCATTTCCACAAAATCATTTAAGTTTTGCGGAATAGGGAAAATTTGATAACTATTCAAATTTTCTTTTAAAAAATAGGCTTTCATTTAACGCTCCTTTATCGAATATCAATGCGTTTTACAAAACGACCAGCAAGATCTTGAATTTGTATTGTTGTACCGTTTCTATCAACAGTCACAGCGAATGTCTTGACTTCTACATAATTCAAAAATGAACCATTACGGGGAAATCCTCGTACTTGACGAACATCAAGCCAATGAACTCCGCCTCCTGTTTTACCTTCAATTTCTGCACCCACTTCAAAACTGACGAGTTCAATATCGTTATTATCATCAAGCCTGTGCCTTTCTGATGATTGAAGATATAAAATTAACGTTTTACCGAAGCACTTCTCTGATAGAGTAATTTGCCCAGAATTCACGTTACCTTCCCAGACTTTTTTTAATGTGCCAATTTGAGATAAATCCTGTTTTGCCTGCAAAAATTGCTGATTTATATCAACTTTTGCATTGGTGATTTCTCGCAAAGTTGATTGTTTATTCTCTTCTATTTTTTGTTTAACACTCTCAGATAACGCTTGCATATTTTGTGCAAGTGTACCCGCATCTAAAGCCCCAGCATTTTCAACAACACCGAATGCCTTCACCCAGAATTGCACGTCATCAAATGTGTTTTTTGCTTTGATGCATAATTTGAGGATTAATGATTTAGGACGAGTTTCATTTCCACCTGTTGCCATTGGGCTATCTAATAGCGGATGCATAAATCCATTATCACTAAGATTATCATCAGTTGTAGTTGCAGTGCGTAATCGTGAATCTATAACTGTTTTCGTTTTGTCATAAAAAATATTACTATCACTTGAATTAACCCAGTGTGTTCTCACTTTGTGAACGTGCTTTTTAATCTCGTCACTTTGCGTTTCACCAACAGATAAATTGCTTGATGCATTTCTAATAAATCGGTCTTCAGCTAATGGCACATTTGAAATAGAACCATATTTACCAACTAAGTGACGATATAACTCGGGGTAATTTTGCTGTGTAACGGTTGTTCTGATTGAATCAAAGGCAATCCAGCCGTTAGGAATGTTATCCACGGCAAAATAAGCCGTCATCCCCACATCACTACGGGTTAAATCAGGAAGTTGGTTGCTGTCGCCCAAAGTGCGGTATAAATCGGGAAAGGTTTTGGCGTTGAACGTCGAACCATCAGCACGTAAAAAACCGACGGGATTAGTTACCGCACGAGGGAATGACACCACCGCACCAATAGGCACGCCGTCGCCGCCTGTCTCTTTCCATTCTGACCAATTTGAGCCATTAAAAAAGCGTGTTTTGATTTTGTTATCATTTGCTTTACGTGCAATTTGACGCACCGCATTTGTTGCCCCACCGCTCACTACTTCAATATGCCATGCCCCATTTTCGGGTAGATTTTGACCGCTTGCTAAGTAATAATTGCCATCGGTTTTATAGCCATTGGCATCGCCCTGCCCTTGTTCTACTTTAAAATTCCCAATACCATAGCCTGCAAGTGTATTAGGCTTGCCTTCAATATCCGTATTAAATTGGGGTTTTGCCCCAGCGTGGTAGATTTTTTGATTGTTATATGACAATTCCCCATTTGCCCGAATACGAATGGTGCCGATAGCTCGGTTATTTTTTTTATACTCTATCCAGCCGTCGCCATCATTCGCCCCCATATTTAAGAGATGATTAGCATTTGCATAAGTTTGCGAATCAGCCACCCCAATGCCACGAAACCCAATGATTTTAGATTCAAAACTTTTGGTACCTTGAATCGATTCATTGCCCCTTAATCCCACTTTGCTCTCTGCGGCAGTTTTGGCTTCTACTGCTTTGTCATAGGCGGTTTTCACGGCTTTTGATGTTGCAGCTTCGGTTTCGCTGTCGCTGTTAGTGGACGAACTAAGCTGAACTTCGCCTTTTTGAGTTAAACTTGCCGTCTTTCGGTTATCATCAATAATCTTCACAATCGCTTGATATAACTGCGTTTGTGTTTCTGCCTTCGGGGTAAACCCCGCTTTTTGCAACACATAATGCGCTTCCGCTTGTATATCACGTACTCGGTCTTGCAAATTATTAAGCCACGTATCGGTTACTCGCGTGCCTTGTTCGCCTGTTGCTGGATTACCATTGTGAAAAAGGCCGTCATTGGAATCAATTTGAGGCATTAAACTTTTCATATATTAAGATCCTGTTTGATAAGCAAAATAACAGTAAGTATGTGCAGGTTTTAAATCTCGGAAGAACTCCTCAATAATCGGGTCGCCAAATTCCACTAAATGATTACCTGCAAAGGAGCTACCTGCACGAAAATACACAATATTGTCATCGCCATTAAGCACCGATACTCGCCACATAAAAATCAAGTTATCACGTGCTTCATTGCGAAATTGAGCCAAATCTCCCGTTGTTGGTAAATCATTCGCAAGGGGAGAAAACTCTTTAATTTCGATGCGATATCCAATACTTTCCGCAATCCGTTTAAAATAGGGAATGGATAAGCCCCCAATCGCATTTAACTTGGCAATGACACGTTTTACTCGTGCTTGATAGTTATTGCTATAATCTGTTTTTATGCCGCATAAACGTTCCCAATCGGACAACATGGTATCGGAGGTGGCAGGTTCAATAATTTGCAATAAATCCACCGCACTTTTTTGTAATCGGTCAAAGGCATTACCATCCACCTCACATTGCGCTAAAAAACGTTCGCCATTAACGTCGTACGAAAACGCTCGTTTGGCTCCTTAGAGGACATCACCAAATGAACACCCTACTCGGGCAACTTGAAAAGCCACTTGACGCCATCGGCAGCAATCTACACCCCGCTGTGTACAGCTACTGGAAAGAATATGGCCGCCAATACAAAGATGCACTCCCAACCATTAAACGCTTAATGGCACCCTTCAAACAATCAAACCGTTTGAATTGGGCACGTGCACAACACCTTATAAACCAATAAAACATCACAAAATCCGACCGCACTTTACCTCAAGAAATCCGTGCGGCGGATTGCTACACCCTAAATTCACTAAATCGACTAAAAAGGAAACAAAATGAAACATTCAAAAACCCCATTACGCCAAGAAAAACAAAGCTTCACACATTTTATGAAAGGCAGTGAAAAATGGCTAACTCGAATCAGCTATTTTCTCGCCGCCTTGGTTATCGCCCTAATTGTGGGCGGGATTAGCCTACACGCCAATGCCAACCCCACCGACTGGCACGACAACGCCCTCAGCGAACAAATCCAACAAGAAGAACGCGCGAGAGCAAAAGCCCAATGGCGTGAAGAAAATTGCATCTATCAAGCAAATCTTACCCCACAAGTTAATGCCGATATGTATCGTTATGTCGAGCAAAAACAAGCAGAAATTAACCGCACTTTAGGAGAAAAATAATGAAAATCGAAAGCTACAAAACACAAATCGTCCGCACCAAAAACGGAAGTTATTTTGGCGAATTATGGGTGAACAATAAGCTGTACCAAAAAACTTCCTATTTTGCCAATGAAGCCATTGCAACCTTACGCCTAAATAAACGAATCGAAAATTTTAATGCAATGGAAAACACCAATATTCCGCCTTATCAAAAAGATGCGGAAACTAATCAATTTACTGCCACACCGAAGAAAAGTGCGGTCGAAAAAGAAGTGGTTTCAACAAAACCACAAGCCCCTAAAACAGAAGCGAAACCTAAACCGACTACCCCACGTCGCAAACCCTTCACGCCCTACGGATTAAACGGCTATTTTGTGGATAAACAAGGCAATATCCGCCTACATTTAGACCGAAAAGCACACGCACATACCATTGTGCTAAACCCTGAAATGTTCTCAATGCTTGCCAATATGGTACAAGCCACACAGGAGCAAAACAATGAAACCCTACGCTGATTACTACGCTCAACTCAATGCGGCACACCAACGTAAAGTGGATTGGCAAGCAGGCTATGAAATCGCCTTAGATGAAGTCGCCACGGAAATTGACAACGATTTAAAGCAAGGCGACCAAACACATTATCACGAACTCACGGAAATGTTGTGTGATAACGATAATTTCTGGCTTGCTATTGGTAGCGGTGCAAGTTATGAGCCTTATAGACAAGAGGCGATTAAGAAAATTGCCGAGCGTGAATTACACGACAGAATGAATGATTATGACCCAGATTAATGGAGGGGCGAGATGACAAACCAAGTTCAACATCAACAAAATAAACAGACTCCTGCACTTAAAACATTTTTTGAAAGTGCGAATGTGCAAAATAAGATTAAGGAACTTGTTGGCAAAAATGCGGCAACCTTTGCAACAAGTGTTATGCAAATCGCCAATAGCAATGCAATGCTTAAAACAGCAGACCCAATGAGCATTTTTAACGCGGCTTGTATGGCGGCGACACTAAATTTGCCACTACAAAATGGCTTAGGCTTTGCCTACATCGTCCCTTTCAGAAACAACAAAGAAAAGAAAACCGAAGCACAATTCCAAATTGGCTATAAAGGCTTTATCCAACTGGCACAACGTAGTGGTCAATTTAAACGCTTAGTCGCATTGCCTGTGTACAAAAAGCAACTTATCAAAAAAGATTTCATCAATGGTTTTGAGTTCGACTGGGAGCAAGAACCCGAGCAAAACGAAAACCCAATCGGCTATTACGCCTATTTTAAACTGGTAAACGATTTTTCAGCCGAACTCTATATGAGCCACGATGACATCGTCAAGCACGCTCAACGCTACAGTCAAACATTTAAAAAAGGTTATGGCGTATGGCACGATAACTTCGAGGCAATGGCATTAAAAACCGTAACTAAGTTATTGCTATCAAAACAAGCTCCACTCTCTGTTGAAATGCAGCAAGCTGTATTAGCCGACCAAGCCGTTGTGAAAGATGTAGAAAATCAAGAGTTCAACTACACCGACAATATTCAAGAAGCGGAATTTTTAGCGGTTGTTGATGAAGCCACATTCAAACAATGCAAACAAAGCATTGCCAACGGCGAAACGACCCTGCAAGAACTTTGTGATAGCGGGGCGTATGAATTTAGTCAAGAGCAGATTGCGGAGTTGGAGGCGATTGAGAATGGAAATGTACAAACTCAAAGCTAGATGCTCTGGCTTAGCTGATTTAATGGCAAAGCCTAAAAGCGGTAACGGAATTTCTGCGACAGCCAAAAGTGCGGTGCGAAAAATCGTTAAATTCGATCTCTTTGGTTATCAAGATTTCGAAGGAAATAAATACACTGAGAAAGGCATCGCATTAGAAGAACAAGCCATTAAGTTAAGCGGTCGTAAACGTGGATTACCGCTTAAAAAGAACACGGAAAGGCGTGAAAACGATTGGATTGCAGGCGAGTGCGATATTTATGTGCCAAGTCGAAAATTAATCATAGATACTAAATGCTCTTGGGATATTGGCTCACACCCTTTCTTTGCTGACGAAGCAGAAGAAAAAGCGAAAAAAGCGGGTTATGACGCACAAATGCAAGGCTATATGTGGCTATGGGATTGTGATGAAGCGCACATTGATTTTGTCCTCCTCCCCACCCCTTACGACCAATTATCAAGCTATGACGATTCAACCCGATACATTGACTTGGTTGAGCAAATCCCTCAAGAAAAACGTATTACCACCGTCACAATTAAACGTGATGAGAAAATCATCGAGAAAATCAAAGAGCGGGTAGAAATTGCGCAAGAATATTATCAACAACTTATACAGGAGATGCACTAATGGCACGTAACACCAACACCGTGATATTAGTCGGTCATTTAGGCAGTGACCCAGAAATCCGCCAATTCCAAAATGGCGGGCAAATTGCCACATTTAATCTTGCTATCGGTGATGATTACCGAGATAAACAAGGTAATACAGTTAAACGTACGCATTGGATACCTATTGTGGTGCATGGCAATTCTGCTGATGTAGCAAGACAATATCTACAAAAAGGCTCAAAAATCTGTGTAACAGGGAAACTGGTACAGGAAAGCTGGCTAGATCAAAACGGCAATAATCGCACCGCACTTAAAGTAGCGACACAATCCTTTGAAATGCTAGACAGCAAGGTAAGCAATGAAACGCAACAGCCAAGCAAAAACAAAGAAAAACCCGATCCATTAAGCGCAGCAGCAGAACAAGATGGGTTTAATGATGATATTCCGTTTTAGAGGGAAAGATAGCTTGTATAACCCTCTGAAGAAATAAAATCCGTAAGTAAATAGAGGCTTCATTTAGCGCGATTGCTTCCACAATTCAACCGCCTGAATAATCAGTTGGTTTTGTGGAATATCGTGTTGTTTGCTGAGTTGTTCGATCTCGGCAATAGTTGCTAATGGCAACTTGTAAGACTTCGATTTTACGCCGCGCTTTTCATCTGAACGCGCTTTAATTTCGTTGATTGACAATTTCATCTTTATAGCCCATAATTTTGAAGAACTGGGGGAACTGGTACTTCCCCCAGATTATCGTTACCTATTAATAAGCAGGAAAGCTAATTAGTAGTAAGACAACGATAAGGAAAATGCGAACTAACATTTTATTTTCCTTCTTCGTAACGTGGGATTAAGCCACACGCTCACTTTCAAGCTTCCCCTTGAAAGTGAGATTATTATAAATCGGTATACCGATAAAATCAACAAATATCTAAGAAAGCCATTGTATTTTACAATGGCTTTTTTATTACCCTCAACCCAGCTCGCTTAGGCGAGCTTTTTTATTATCAGGAAAAACAATGAACCTATTAAAACTCCTCGCTAAAATAATCCTCCAAGAGGAAATCGAAAATAATAAATATCATTTTGAAAAATTAGGCAATGAAAATCTTGCCAAATCAAGACGTATTAAAGAGCTTGAAAGCGATAATGACCGCCTAAGAATTAAAGTAGAGCAAATCCGACAGGACAATTTAAAACTCCGAGAAAATCGACCGCACTTTAAACATCATAAGAAAAAAGGAGGGAGAAAATGAATGAAATTAACATCAAAATCCCCTTACATAAATTCCAAGATTTAATGATTAGTCACGTCCGATACAGCTTGCCACGACATACTTATATCGTTAGCGAAACTATTCACGATGTTAAAACCTACTGGAGCGTGTTAAGCAGTAATACTCGAGAGGTAATTACGCGCGATATTAATGAGCATCTGAAACACTGGGAAAGTGACCGAAATGACCCATTCCTCAAACTTGACTACGATTCGTGGGAGGAATTAGCTGACTGGATAAATGATAACCGCAGCAGCGCATCAACAACAGCTACAACAGCAAAACCGATTGTGCCTGTGTTGCCTGTGATTAATTTAAAACAGAGGGAAAGATGACTTTTTGCTCAAAAATCCGGAATTATGAAAATTTGCGAGCGACATCACAATTACATATCCCATATTATGGTATATTCCTCTTTACCACAATTGAATTAGGTATAGGTATAAGAGTATGGAAGAATTTGGGAATTATTTTATTGAGCCAGTTAATAAAATTGGTTCTGGCACTTTTGGTTATGTTGAAAAAGTGAATGTTTATAATAAATCACGAACCCATAAAACAATTTTCGCAAGGAAGTATTTTCGTCCAAGTTATAAACCTTCTGAATCTGAGTTAAATGAACTTCAAGAACGATTTAAACGAGAAGTAACCTATCAAGCAAAGTGTTTCCATAACAATATTGTGCCAATTTACATGTGTAATTTAAATTCTGCAACGCCTTGGTTTGTTATGGAAATTGCAGAAAGTAATTTAGACGAAATCCTTTATAACAATGATTGTGTGGAAGGAGAAAGAAAGTTATCAGAACGTTATAAACTAGATGTTCTGCATATGGTCTTAAACGGCGTTGCTTACCTTCATCAGAATGGCTTTTTACACCGAGATATTAAGCCCCTCAACATTTTGAAATATCCTGATGGAACTTATAAAATATCTGATTTTGGGTTAGTTAAAAATCTCAATAGTCAATCGAACCCTATCACCCAAATTGGGCAACAAATGGGAACGAATAAATATATGGCACCTGAAATTGAAAATGGCATTTATTCTCCTCAATCTGATATTTATGCTCTAGGGATTTTAATGGAAGAATTAGATCTTAGTGAAAAATATGACGAAATAATAGAAAAGGCAACACAGAGAAAACCTAAAAATAGATTTCAATCTGTTAATGAAATGATTGAAAGAATAAATCAAATAGAAGGAAAATAAGCAATGTTACATTTAATTTCATCATCAACATATTGCTTTCCAAAAGAATTAGTGCGCGAAAACCAAGACCACATTTTAGCTCCGCAAAAATACCAAAGCGGCTATCTTTTCGCAGTTGCCGATGGCGTAGGTGGGTATAAAGGTGGAGAAATTGCTTCTCAAATTGCCATTAAAAACCTTGAGCAAGATCCGAAAAACGTATTTCAAGCCACTTTAGCCGAAATTAAACAACTGCCTGAAGAATATCAACGGGCTTCAACCACTCTAACCTTTGGCTATCTCGCGCCTGAAGGCTTATATATCGGGCATATTGGTGACTGTCGCTTATACATCAAGCAAGGCAACAAATTACGTCAAAAAACCAAAGACCACACCACGCACCAACGCTTGCTAGATGAAAAGATTTACACCAAAAAAGAATTAAAAGAGCAACCAGGGAAAAACATCATAACCACTGCCATTTCAACGCAAGTTGAAATGAAGCCTGATGAATTTTTTATCCCTATTGACGAACTCAAAGATGAAAACAACGAAGTATTTATCTACATTATGTCAGACGGTGCACACCATTTTTGGGAACACCGCCCACGCTTTTCAGATGCCACAATGCAAAGTATTAGCAGATTTTCAGCAGCATTGCAAAAACGTATCGAAAAAGCACCAACGGATGACTATTCCCTTGTTGCTGTACAGTTTAAAATAGACTAACCTCCGCCCCGAAAATTCGGGGCTTTTTATTGACACCGCCCCCACTTCGGATTAAGATAACCACACTTACTTACACATAGCGGTTATCCGCACCCGAAAGCATAGCGGTTTTTTTATGCCTAAAATTTAAATCTGCAGATCTGCAGATTTAGAAAAAAGTACAGAAATGTACCTTTCGAAGATCGGGGCGAGAGAGCGATATACAACACATCTGAATAAGCTCCGCCAACTATGTGTGGTAAGTTGAACCCCGATCGCCTACTTAACGATCGGATTTCTTAACTTAAATCACATAGGGCATAAAAATGTCAAACTTAACAATTCTCAAAACTTCTATTCGTTCATACGGAAATCTTTATTCATTAAACGATCTTCATAAAGCAAGTGGTAATGCAGAAAAACATAGACCATCTTTATTCGTTCGTTTAGATACAACTCAAGATCTAATTTCAGAAATTCAAAAAGAAGTTAAAAGCACAGATCTGATCTTTAAAACTACTGGCGGTCGTGGGCTGCGTGGAACCTACGCTTGTGAAGAACTTGTAATAGCCTACGCAATGTGGATTAGTCCAAAATTCCATTTGATCGTATTACGTGCGTTCTTAGCAATGCACCGCAATCAACCGCAACAACTCGCATTGCCAGAACCTGAAAAGAAATTCACCCGTGAATTTACAGAGCATGACCTGCAACAGCTCGTCTGGGCGTGGTTTGCTTTATTGCGTGGCATGGAACTTTGCCAAGTACTTCACCCAGCATTAAAACAAATTGGTTCGCACTACGCTGCTTCCGTTTATAGCATGGCTTACGAATATCGCAGCACTCTCCGTCATGCCCATAACGTATTGACACGCATTACAGAGCAATTTGAATGCGAGCAAGGTAATAACTGGCGCGTATTAAAATATCTTCGAGCCTATAACCCTAAAGCAACAGGCTTTCAGCTAGATATTCTCTAAAACACCACAAAATCCGACCGCACTTTTTTAAGCCTGCGGCGGATTATCACACCTAAAATCCGACAAAAGGAACAGAAAATGAACAAATTAATCATTACGCTCGTGTGTGCATTTGTAGTGTATATGGCGCACGCCCTAAATCTTAATCAAGACTGTGACGGCAAAATCTGTCACGCCGAACAGACACAACAATATTAACAAACCACCGCCCTTATGGGCGGTTTTTTATTGGAGTAAATATGACTGAAGAATTACTAAGATTAAAAAACACGGCAAGAGTATTAGACATTAGCCGCTCTACACTTTTGCGCAGAATGAAATACGACAATGATTTCCCTGCACCAATAAAAATCGGCAGATTCCTCTACTGGAGATCTACCGACATCCAACGTTATATCGACTGCAAACAGGCGAAAATGGCTAATTAATCCGATGTTAAGCACACTGCAGCAGATTCTCTCGCCCTCTCCTCAACAAAATCCCCCCACCACTGCATATATTCGATCCGTTGCGTTAGGTACTTAGCTTTATTGTAAGTGCCTCGCACGGATGAATATTCAAAGTGAGCTAGGCAAACTTCAATAATTTCAGGGTTGAATTCGGCATCATTCATTGCGGTACTAAAAATGGATCGCAATCCGTGGGCCGTCAGTGTATTTTGATACCCCATTCTCTTAATGGCTTTGTTTGGGGTTTCCTTGTTCATTGGCTCATTTGAGTTTTTAAAACCGGTAAAAACATACTTTTGATTGCCTGTGAGTTTCTTCATTACAGCAAGGACAGCAAGCGCTTGTTTTGATAATGGCGCAATAAAATCCTGTATTTTTCCAACTCTCCCCTTCATTTTGTTCTTTGGTATGTACCAAAGTTTTTCATCAAAATTAATCTCACTCCATTTGTGTTAATGCACCAACACGAGTAGCGGTCAACAATAGCAATTCGATTGCGCACCGAACCTCTAAAGACATTTTAGAGGATTGAAGCGCTGCAAAGAATTCAGGCAATCGTTCTGGTGGGATTGTCGGGTTATTTTCCGCTATGGGCCTTAAAAAACCTTCAGATAAATTAGCAATAGGATTGCTATGCAACAACCCAATATTCACGCCAAGGGTCATTATTTTGCTCATATACCCGATAACTCGATGTAATGTGTCTAGTTTCCCCTCTTTTTCTAAATACTTTAATTTGTTTCGTGCCAATGGCGCAGATATGTTTTTTAGCTCCATATGACCAAAGTGCGGTAGCAAATGGCGAGTAACGCGATCGACAATATCATCATAAGTAACTTGTTTTAAATTCCCTGCTTTTACCTCATGATGTTTGAACTCAAACCATTTTTCAGCAAGTGTAGAAAACAGATTTTCTTTTTCCTGTAAGGTTTCCTGCTCAATAATAAAATTATGCTCTTGCGGATCGATATTTTTTGCTAATAGGCCCCGGTACTCATCACGCTTAACCCGAGCATCCGCAAGCGATAATTCAGGGTAACTCCCTAAGCTAATAATCGTTCTTTTTTTGGTGATTGGCTTATAATATTGAAATCGCCATATCTTAGAGCCAGTAACACGAATGAATAAAAATAGACCATAGCCATCGGACAAAGAATAATCTTTTTCTTTTGGCTTAGCTTTTGTAATTTCTGTTATAGTGAGTGGCTTAACGAGTTTTGGCAT